GAGCTGTTCTTGCAAAGAAGAAAGCTCCTACTCCTATAGCTACTGCTGTACAGGCTAGGTATAGCGATCCTGTTGTTAACCTACCTGTGAAGTCTGTAGTTCAACCAGCCCCTGAAAAGTTTGCATCATTGGCTAGTCCTTTTGACATGGACTTTAGCAGCTTTGGCGGTATTGATTTAGACCTTAGCGGTTTAGACATGAACGCTTTACGTGAAATTGTTAATCCTACACCAGCGCCTACAGAGCGTGTACCTACAACTGCTTCTACTTCTGGTTTGTCAGTACAAGACTTCGGCGCACAGCCTAAGTTTGGAAGCCCTGATGAAGCCCTTGCTAACTACGGCAATGTCTTTAACACGTTGAAAGCTCAAGAAGAACAAGTAAACAAAGTCTATAACTACAACAACTTCGATCCTGGAGATTTTGGCAGGACATCAGTATCCTTACGAGAAGGTAGCAGAGCTGCTGGTACAGGTCTTGCTGAGTACGTACAGCAGAATGAGATACCTCTGTCTAAAGTTATAGACGGTGAGCGTAAGTATTTAACAACAGGTAATGCTCAAGCTAATCAAGAGTTATGGCCTAACGCTTTTCAAGGTGGTGATCTTGTAGCTACAGGGCCAGCAGGAACGTATTCAACTACCTTTCAGAAAGACAAAAACCTGCTTGCTCAAGTTGCTTCTGATCCTATTCTTGGAATAGCGGCTAACTTTATTCCTGGAGGCACTCTAGCGTTAACAGCAGCTAAAGCTGCCAGTGGTGAGTCACTAAGCCCTGCTGACATTGTTACTCTAGCTGTACCAGCATTGACTAAAGCAGGTATGCTAACAGCTCCTCAAGCGGCTGTGAGTGCGGCAGATGCTGTAGACGGCATAGCAAAAGCCGCAGTCGAGGGCGTAGGTATAGCAGGTCTAGGTTACAACAACTCAGTAGCTTTAATAAATGCAGCAGCCACTGGAGACCCAACATCTGTTGTTACTTCCTTAGTAGGCAACACTGTTATAGATAAAGCATTTACAGGTATTGAAGACGGAGCAAGAATAGGCGGTCTTTTCCAAGCTGACGATTTAAAAACTGGCTTGACTAAAGTAGTTGAGAAGGTAGCAAGCGGTGAAAAGTTTGATGATGCTTTATTGGCAGGTCTAGGGACTTACGTTAAAGAAGGTGGTACTTTAAGACTGCCTACGCCAGAAGGTTTTGATTTAGATATTGATCTAGGCATTGTTGAAGATGTTGTAAAAGCTGCTGTTAGACCTATTGAAGGCATTGTTAGAAAAGCTGGTAGAGTCATAGACGACAATGTTTTACAGCCTGTTAAAGAAGTTGGAGAAGAAATAGGGAAAACTTTAGAGCCTATTGTAGAAACAGTTAAAGAAGCGGGAAGCACTATAGATGACACTATTTTACAACCTGTTAAAGAAACAGTAGAAGCAGGCGCTAGTGTTGCAGGTGATGTATTAAGCGTTGTTGACGATGAGGTCATACAACCAGTTATACAAGGAGTAGAAGAAGGCGCTAGTGTTGCAGGTGATGTGCTGTCAGCAGCAGACACAGCAGTTAGAGACGCTGCTAGTGCGTTTGACGATGCTGTAATACAACCTGCTGGCGATGCTTTGTCAGCTTTAGACACAGCAGTTAGGCAGGCACTACCCGACATAGACCTGCCAGACATAGACCTGCCAGACATAGACCTGCCAGACATAGACTTACCTGACATAGACTTACCTGACATAGACCTAAACTTACCTAATTTCAACATGCCTAGCTTTGGCTTAGGCGACATGGGTATAATGATGGGCTTAATGACACCACAAGCAAATGCTACAACTAACAAATTATTTGAAAATGAACTATTTAAATTTAAAACAGAAGTAGGCATTACTGACAGGGAAGAACTTATAGATATTGAAGATTTCTTGACTTCCTCCTTTTCTTCTTCTTTTGATCAACAACAAAGGTTTTAACAATGACATACTTACAGCTAGTTAATAGTGTACTCCGTAGACTTAGAGAAGAAGAAGTATCTAGTGTTTCTCAAAACAGTTACTCTAAACTTGTAGGTGAGTTTGTTAATGATGCTAAAAGGACTGTAGAGGACTCTTACGACTGGACAGCCTTACGCACTACCTTGACTGTCTCAACAACATCAGACACCTTTAACTACGTCCTAACAGGCTCTCAGAACCGTATGAAGCTCTTAGATGTCATTAACGACACCTCAGACTTCTTTATGCAGTACCGTCCTTCACGTTGGATGGACAATGCCTTTTTGATCGAGACACCCCCTATTGGTTCACCACAGTTCTACAGCTTCAACGGTGTAGATGCTAACGGCGACAACGCTGTTGATGTCTACCCTAAGCCTAGCGGTGTGTTCCAGCTACGCTTTAACGTGGTTCTACGTACATCGGACTTTACTCAAGACACTGACAACATGACTATCCCCTCCTCTGCTGTGGTACAACTAGCTACAGCATTAGGCGCTAGAGAGCGTGGAGAGACACAAGGTACAAGCGCAGCAGAGTTGTTTGGTCTAGCCGACAGAACACTTGCTGATGCTATTGCTATTGATGCTTCACAACACCCTGAAGAAACTATCTGGTACTCCTAAATGGCACAACCATTACAGAACATTACAGTAGCAGCGCCAGGATTCTTTGGGTTAAACACTCAAGAGTCACCTATTGGTCTTGATCCTTCCTACGCCTCTATTGCTGACAACTGTGTCATTGATAAGCTAGGCCGTATTGCTGCGCGTAAAGGCTACAAAACAATCACTACCAACGGTGCAGCAGTCCTAGGCACTAGCCGTGGCATTGAAGTTGTCTTTGAGTTTATTAGCAGAGCAGGTGTAACAACTGTATTTAGCTGCGGTAACAACAAGATATTTACAGGAACTACTACACTTACTGAAGTAACCCTACCTGTTGGATACACTATCAGTGACAACAACTGGAAAGTAATGTCATTTAACAACGATGTTTACTTTTACCAGAAAGGACACCAGCCTTTACTAAGCGTGGCAGGTACGTCTACACTTGCTGGTTTAACTTCTACAGGCGGTGGCTCAGCTCCTCAAGGCAATGAAGTCTTAGCTGCCTTTGGTAGGATTTGGACTTGTGACTTAGCTGATAACAAGTACGTAGTCTACTGGAGTTCCTTACTAGCTGGCGATAATTGGCAGGGTGGTTCCGCAGGCTCTGTAGATTTAACAACCGTCTGGCCTACAGGTTTTGATGAGGTTGTGTCGCTTGCAGAGCATAACGGCTTCCTAATTATCTTTGGTAAAAAAAGCATCATCATCTACACAGGCGCTGAGAGTCCTGCTTCTGATCTAAAGCTACACGACACTATTGAAGGTGTTGGTTGTGTTGCTAGAGACTCTGTACAGTCTACAGGTAGTGATCTGTTCTTCTTATCTAGTCGTGGTGTCATGTCACTAGGACGTGTTGTTCAAGAAAAGTCTTTACCTCTGAATGATATTAGCAAAAATGTACGATCTGACTTGTTGCAAACACTGTCACAAGAGAATCACGCTAACGGTCACAGAGAGGCTATTAAGTCCATCTACAGCCCGATAGACGCTTTCTACTTGTTAACCTTCCCTGACAGTTCTCTAGTCTATTGTTTTGATCTAAGACAGGCTTTAGAGAACGGAGCATATCGTGCAACAACATGGACTGCTATTAAACCTATTTCTTTCTCTATCTTTGCAGACGATCATTTGTACATGGGACACGATGAAGGCATTGTCGAGTATGATAGCTACCTAGATGGTACTACTAAATACCAGATGCGTTACTTCAGCAACCCGTTAGACTTTGGTAACGCTTCTAACTTAAAGTTTTTAAAGAAGTTTAATGTAACTATTATCGGTGGTCAGAACACAGAGTCAACGCTTAACTGGGGCTATGACTACACCTCTGATTACACTAAGCAAGCATTGACTTTTGGTACTGCTTCCGCTGCTGAGTACGGAGTTACAGAGTACAACACAACAGGCGAGTACACAGCGTCTATTGTTATTCAAACACCTAAAGTCAACACCAGCGGTAACGGTGAGGTAGTGACTATTGGTATTGAAGCTGAAGTTAACGATTCACCTTTTTCTATTCAAAAAATTGACATACACGCTCTACTAGGGAGACTTATCTAATGTCCAACTACACAAAGACTACTAACTTTGCAACTAAGGACTCCCTAAGTTCGGGTGATCCCAACAAGATTGTTAAAGGCACAGAGATCGACACTGAGTTTAACAACATAGCTACAGCCAGTGCTACTAAAGCAAACACTGCTGGCCCTACATTTACAGGTACTGTCACAGCCGCCACCGTAAACGTAACAGGTACACTAACGGCTGACACAATTACTGGTGGGTCTTACTGATGGCTATTCAAGGCGCACCCCGTAGACTTAGAGATCAAAACCCTAATGCTCAACAGATACCTTCTTTTAATAACAATCAACAACAAGGTAACATGGGTGGCGCTAAGTTGCATACCTTTGGCCCAGAACTCTATCAGCAACAACAAGGTAACATGGGTGGCGGTGGTTTAATGGGCGGTGCTGGTGCCAGTAATAGTCCTTATGCAAATAGCGCATTTAGCGACATGCCTGTAAAACCAAGACTCGCCTCGACAGACATGCCGTTCTACATTGATCCAATAACGGGTCAACAGGGAACAGGCGGTTCTACTACTATGAATTATAGGAATAACTTAAAGAGTTATTTTGATAATAACGCAGGCGCACAAGACTACTATAATCAACTTAACCCTTCTAATCAACCCCCTATGGCTGGTAATACGGCTGGCGGTGGTTTCTCTGCTCAAGTCATCACCCAAGGCGACGATGGTCAATACTATACTGACCTGAGCATGACTACTCCACTTGGCGGTAATTACAGACCCGAACCAAACCAGAACCCAGCCCTCGACTACCAAGACTGGTTGGGTGATACCACGAATAACGGAGTAAACAATATGGCAAACCCATACACAACAGATGTCCTAACAGGCCCAGCAGCCTCTACAAGCGGCCCTAGCGACACTATGGCTTATGGTGGTGCGTTGTTAGGTGGTCTGTTAGGCAATGACCTTAGCGGGGCATTACAGGCCGCTGGTGGCTACTACGCTGGACAACAGGGCATTGAAGGCGCTATGGCCACAGGTCAAGCAGGTCTAGGCTTGGGTGAGGCTATGGGCAAACGAGCCTATGACCAGTCTCAGTTCCGTCCTTTTGGTGTAACATCTAATCTAGCCAATGTACAGACTACTCCTGAAGGTGGTGTTAATCTTAACCTATCTCCAGAACAACAGGCTATGCAGCAGCAGCTATTAGGTCAGTCACGAGGCTTGTTTGGTCAAGTAGGTGCAGACCCCGCAGCAGCACAATCAGCCCTCTATGAGCAGATAAGAGCCACACAGCAGCCTGAAGAGGAACGTCAGCGTCTACAGATGCAGGAGAACTTGTTCTCTAGTGGTCGTGGGGGTGTTCAGACAGCTATGTACGGTGGTACTCCAGAGCAGATGGCTTACGAGAAGGCTCGTCAAGAGTCTATGCTTAACGCTAACCTTGCTGCTAGGACACAATCACAAGCAGAGCAGCTACAGGCTGGTCAGTTAGGTGGTATGTTGCAGCAAGCTGGTTATAACCCACAACGTCAAGCTATTGACTTGTTTGGTGCATCAGGTGTACCCGCGCAACTGGCAGCTAAAGGTCAGCTTGGCGGTGCAGAGTTACAATCACAGGCTGGTGGTCGAGGTCTTGAGTCCTATATGCAAGGTGCTAATATGGCTAACCTGCTACAACAGCAGCAGCTACAGGGCCTTATGACTGGAGCAGTGGGTAAACCTCTGACAGCTCAAGAGCAGCTAATGAATGCCATGATTGGTAGATTAGGTGGAACTCCTATTGAAGCAGGCGGTGGTATGTTAGGTGGTGTACTTGATTGGGGTAAGGAGCTTCTTGGTTTTGGTGAAGATAAACCTAACTTTACTCTTAATCCGTCTGAAATAGATAAGTTATCAGACGCAGAAAAAGAACAAGCACTGTATGATTTGTTTAACTAGGAGATAAGACAATGGCTATAGATTTACAAGGTATGTTAACAGGTGGCGCAGGCCAACAGATCAACCCTAGTTTAAGCGTACAGCAACAGCAGTTAGCTTTAGGCGCTAACGCTGCCAATATGATGCAGGGTGGCATGAGAAGCATACAAGGACAACCACCACAGGGCGCACAAGCAGCTCAGTTGCAGAAGCTCATGGGTGATTTAGATTTAAACAAGACAGAAGACTTAGGTAAACTAGCTGAAATCATGCAGATGACTGGTGATACTGCTGGTGCAGGTAAGATTGCAGCGCAGCTTGAGGCACGTAGAATAGAAAGTGATAAACGTGAAGGTTTAATCGGACAAGCCAGAAGATTGGGTTTGGAGGAAACTTTAGATGGTCTTAAAAGCGGAATGGATTTAGAAGTAGCCACTAAGCAAGTTTTAGAAGCTGAAGAACGTAACATTGTAAGTAGGCAGGGGCGTAAAGGTCGTGCAGAAGTAGCTAAAGCTAGGAACGCTGGTGAGGAAGTAGTAAAGGCTATTTTAAAAGGAGACTTTGACAACCTTTCTGATACGTTGTTCATGGCTCGAATAAATGGTGAAAAAGCTGAGTTAAAAACTTTTAAGCAAGTAGTCGAAGGAAAAGAGATTATCAAGCCTTTCCGCATCAACGAAGGCGGTAAAGTTTTTGACTCTACTACAAAGAAGTGGGTCAACCCTAGTGACTTAGGTTTGATGCAAGCGCCTCAACTTACTAAACAGTTAACGGAAGCTAACACATTAGCGGCTGCGCTTACTGACGGAGCTACTACTAAATTCTTAGAACTTAACGAAGCAGCAAATACAGCATCGGATGTTTTAACTTTAAATGCTCGCTCTAAAGTATTAATGGACGAAGGCGTTAAAACAGGATTTGGTGCAGAATTTAGATTAAACACAGCTCGTCTAGCTAAAGAATTAGGTATAGTACCTCAAAGCATGGATGATATTGCAGCTACTGAAGAATTTATAGCAATACGTGCAAGACAGTTAATGAAGTTACTGCCTGCTTTTGGTGCTGGTAGTGGTATTTCTGATCGAGATGTTGATATTGCTAAAGGTATCGCGGCTGGCGATATTGCTTTAAGTAACGAAGCTATAAGTCGTATTCTGTATATGGAAGAAACTTTAGCTAGGGACTTAATTTCAAAAAACAATAAAACTTTAAGCCGTCTACAAAGAATTACAGGTGAGGGAATGAGTGCAGAAATAGCAGAAGGTTTTTACGTAAATCTGCCTGATCGTGCTGATTATGCTACACCTCCAAACGCAGCTAAATACCTACAACCATAGGAACACCAGATGGCTTATACAAAAGAAGAGCTAATTACTGCTCTACGTGCTGCTGATTCGGCACAGGATATGATGGCTGTTAACGAGCTTACTGGTATGTTGGAAGCTCTAGAGCCTGTAGTTCCTGTAGAAGGGTATGACCCAGCAGCCTTTACATCTCCTGAAAACTATCGTCAGACAACGGAAGCTATGGGTGCAACAATTGCTGACGTTCCTGTGTTTGCAAAAGAGTTGAGTCAAGAGTTTGATGACCCTGCTAACCCTGAAGCAGCGTTGGCTATGGGTTTGTCTAAGCGTGGCCTAGCTGGTACAGGTTTAGAACTAGTTGGACTAGGTGCTAAATTAGGAGCTATGACGGCCAGTGAGTTTGTTCCTGACAGTGTAGAAAAGACAGTAGTTGATAACTTGTCTACTGTAGGTACTGCAATAGCTGAGAACCCTTACATGCAGTCAGGCATTAAAGCAGCCGAATATGGCTTTGATGCTTACATGTCTTGGAAGAACGATAACCCTCGTGCTGGCAGGGCTATGGAAAGCGTATTTAATGTCGCTGAGATGTTTGCTCCTCCGTTAACTCGTAAGCCTATCTCTACAGAAAAGTCTACACTTAGAACTCTTGCTGACGAACAATATGGTCGAGCTATTGAATTAGAAACAGGACAGCGCAGGGATTTCCTTAACACTGTCATCACTCCTATAGAAACACCAGCTAACGATTTAAAACGCGCAGAACGCCTACGACAAGACGAAAAGGGGCGTAATGTTTATGAGCCGACAGACGATGAAGTTGAAATGGTAAACATTTTATCTCGAATTGATGATGTCAACCCTAAGTCTTCTTTTGTTAAAATACGCGAAGTATTAGAAAGAGAAGTCAATACAACTCATAACAATTTAGTTAAGCTGTTAGGTAAATCTAAGTTTAAGTTCAACAAGAAAAAACTTGTGAGCGATATGGAAGCTCGCGTAGCTCGTGATTTAGAAGAGAATCCTGTTCTTGTTGGAGACGCTGCGGCTGTAGCTACAAAGATATACAACAGAGCCATTAATTTACTTAAAGACACAGACGGCTCTCCTGCCAGCGTAATGGACGTTCGCAGACAGTTAGATGAATGGGCTAAGAAACAAGGTAAGTCCTCTTACGATGGCAATGAGAACGCTTATACGGTAGCTCAACGCTCTGTGAGGGATTTCCTTAACGATTCTGTTGCTGACGCCGTGCCGGAGACTGCTGTTTTAGATAAACTACGTAGACAACACTTGCTTTTACGTTCTAAAGATCGTGTGTTGCCTAAAGCAGCCGTTGAAACAGACACTAAACTAGGAAGAACACTTCAAAACTTCTTAAAAAGCACAGACACAACGATTTCTAAAACTGCATTAGGTAAAGTAGGTACTATTTCTGTTGCAGCTTCTGTGTTAGGAGGGGCTACGTTTTTAAACATGCTTCCTGCTTTGACAGGTTTAGCAGCTACTGGTACTTTAGGCTATGCTGCTTATCGAGGTAGCATTAGTCCCTCTATACGTAGAACGCTGTCTCAAGGGTTACGTGAAATAGACAACGTACTGGCTAAGAAAAGCCTAGGCAACGAGATGCGTAAGGCTCTACAGGCTGACCGTGTTGTCTTTGTTGAGCTTATGAAGTTACCTACTGCTCCCGAAGGTGCAGACGAAGAAGCAGAAGAGGAGACTGTACAATGAGTGATGCTTTAGATCCAGATGGCGGTAGCTTTTGGCAACGGATGACCAAAAGGATGGCAACACAGCCTACTTCAGCTAGTCAATACACTGCTAGTCTCTCACCTGAAAAGCAACGAGAAGCTGCTATAGGAGGAGTAAGCACTGCGGCTGATTTTACGCCTGTTGTTGGAGAGGCTAAATCTCTGTATGAAGGCGTAGATGATTTAAGTCAAGGAAATCTAGGCATGGGCCTGTTGGGAGTAGCAGGCGCTGTTCCAGTATTGGGATACGGCCCTCGTGTTCTTAAAGGAGCCATTAAAAGCGGTGGGAATGTTCTTAACAGAGCCGCTGAGAACATGCCTACACATTTAAAGGACTTTTATTCTGGGAACCCAATAGCCCCTTTTACTTCTTTTGGTAAAGAGTTTACTAAGGCGGTACCGTCTGCAATAACAGAAAGTACCTCCGCTGCTCAAAGAGCTAACAAGCGTGTAAAAGGTGTGTCAGATACTAAAATAAACGACATACTTTCTGAGAATGGTAAACATGCAGAATATACAGCGTTGTCTATACAAAGACAGCTCCCTGACACACAGAATACTCTGCTAGAGAAAAGCCCTATTGCTTTAAATTACTTAGACAGCCGAATACCTAGAGCTGACGTATCTAAAATAGAGCAAGGCATTGGTGGTGGCTTTAGAGTTGTAGGGGAGATTCCTTCTGCTGTGTCAAAGAGAGCAACAACTCATTTAACAGACGGCCCACACGTTACAAGACCAAAAGAAACCTACGAGTATCAGATCAAAGACCCTGCTGCTGCGGGTAACTTAGGTTACGTTGAATCAGTAGCTGCTGCAAAGACTGGCCCTCCAATCATTAGAGCTTTGCGTGGTCAAGTTACAGACACCTATCTAAACACAGTTAATAACATAAGAAAGTCACAAGGTTTAGAAAAGGCTATGCAACTGTCCCCAAAAGACATGGTAGAGTTTATGCAGATAAGCTCAACATTAGATAAGACAGCCATCACAGCTCTGAAAGCTAAAGGAATCAAAGGGCAGGACGGTAAAATAGTTGAGTCTTTGTTAATAGCTCGTGCAAAACAAGCAGCGGGTAAAACTTTAGGAGCGTCACAACAAAAACTGTTAAGTGAGTTTGACAGTCTTTTAGATACAGGCAAGATTAAATTTGCTCGTGTAAGTGATGAATCTGGCAATGTTGTTAGTTCTCGTAACCTGTCTGATTTGGTAGAGCCACAAGGACATTTGTTTACTCAGCAGTCTTTTGTATCCAGACAACAAGAGCTTGGTGGTATGAATGCCTTTATTGCTGTAGACCCTTCAACACAGAATATGTACACTATGCTGAGTGATGGTCATGATATTTTTGGTCAGACACCTGTTGGTGGTACACATTTAATTACTGCTTTCCCTCTTATAGAATCCTCCTATAAAACCGGAAGTAAGTATAACAACAAACAGATAACTACAAGGAAGACAGAAGCTAATGTCAAGGCTTCTATTGCTGAGGTAGAGGCCACAACAGGCATACCTAAGAAGAATAGCGAGACTCCTGAGAACTATACAAAAAGAGCCTTTAAAGAAAGCCAGATACAACCTACAGCAGAAGACATAAGTGCAGCAAGACAATCTACAGCTAAACTTGCAGGCGCTACAGGAGTAGGTGTAGGCGCTGGAGTAGGTACGGGTATGATGATGAGTAATAATGAGGAATAAAAAAGGGGCCACTTAAGGCCCCTTAGTTTTATCTCTAGTTTAAACTATCTCACATGCCCCTCCTGTACACGCTAACTCCTGAGAACCTGTAGTGTTATCCTCTTGCTCATGGTTCTCTAGGTCAGACCAACTTACACCCTGTGGCATCGCTGCTAGTAACTCGTCATACTTCTCAGCAGTGATGTCCTCATACGGAGCTTGTTGATATATATGATCACTAAACGGCAACAGACTAATACCAGAGCAGATGTCAAAGTTCTCCCATATCCACTGTGCTACTTGCAGGAATTCATCATCTGTATAATAAACTGTGATACTTGGTTTATGCTCACACCAGTGGTTCTGATAAGCCTTCCATAACTGAAGCTGTTCCATTGCTCCTACCTGCTCTACTGTCACGCTAGTGTCTGGTGCTTTGACAGGGAAGCTAAACACTGACGAGCTAGGTGATGACACGTCTTGCTCTACTGGGAATCCTGATGCTTCCATAAAGACTGCAAGCGGGTCTTTCTTGTCTGAACGTACACGTCTAATGTAATGCTTAGAGAAGCGAGGATGGATACCAGAAGCACTATCAACAAGCTGGGATACAGTACCAGAAGGCTTAACAGCCGTAACAGCCGCAGACTGAGCAATTCCAAGTTTCTCAGCCCATACCTTGTTAGTTTCGACAGCGACATCTCTTACTTCCTCCAACCATTTAACTAAGTCCGGTGAGTTACCTTTGCTCAACAGGTAGTGATCCATAATACCTGTCATACTAACGCCTAGCAAAGCCTCTTCCTCTGTGTTCTTCTTCCAACAGTTACGTAGGTATCTAAAGTCCGTCAACGTAGCCTGTAGTGTACCAATGATAGCCGCTATCTCTGACTTAGCCTTCAGTGTCTCTAGTGTGTCATCTGCCCGTACAACAATCTCTGACAGGTTACAGAACTGATTACTCCGTAGGATGATCTCAGAGCATGGGTTAGTCCCGAACTCGTAGGTATTATCTCTGCGGCCATTGCGTCCTGCAATCTTCTGTGCTGCTACACGACTAAAGATACCACGCTCACCAGCTCTACTCTAGTGCATCGTCTGCATCTCTGACAGGAATGCTTGGAAGTCAGGCTTCTCAGTGTACGCTACGCTGTTGTTAGCTAACGCTCTGTGCCCTTCGTCTAACCACCACTGCCCTGACTTAGCCTTAGCCATGCGTTGATCTGAGAGGTTGGAGAGGCTGATCAGTGCAGACCTACGTACACCGCCTACAACCACAATGTCAGCAATCTTACAAACGATGTCGTGACACTCAATACTGGTTAGCTTACGACCCTTAGCCTTCTGGAACACTTCGATACAGAAGTTAAACAAATCAATCAACGGGTCTGGGCCTGACGCACGACCACCGAAGGTCTTTAGACGCTCACCTGCACCACGTACTCTACTGACATCCCACTGCGGTATCTTGCCAGCATAGAGCATAGCAATAAGCTCACGGAATGCTGAGGCCCAGCCAATCTTACTATCGCTTACCATGATAACACTGTCAGTCTTATGGAATGTCTCTGCAATCTCTGGCAGCTTGTTGATGTAGTTACGTTCAACACTAAACCCTACACCTGTACCACACATCAGCACATACATCAGCTCGTCAAAGCTACGGGGTGAGTCAATGTGTAAGTAGCTACAGTTGTATCCTGCTACATTATCCTTGTCCAGTGCTACACCTTCTGTCATCATGCAGCGCATTGAAGGCATTACTTCTAGGTTATGGATAGAGTTAAACAACTTTAAAGCTGTCTTCTCGTCTATCTGTCCACGGTCTTTCCAGAAGCCTACGTAACGGTTGACTGTTTCATGCCAAGACTCTCTACGTTTCTCTTCAGGTATCCATCGTGCGTAGCGGCTCTTGTGTATAAACTGTTGATACTGATCCATTATTCCATATCCTCTGAGTTAAATTTAAAATACTCGTCAAAGC